CTGACCAGGACGTTGACGACCAGATTGAGTGGGGTGAACGACCGAGTTGGATACCTGAAACACTTTGGACGGATAAGGATGGACCAGACGTCGAAGGTGCATTCAGGGAGCTAGAGAAAGTCAATAAGGACTACAAAGAACTCAGAACTAAAATGTCTCAGGGATTGCATAAGGCCCCTAAGGATGGGAATTATGCAACCGATATCTTTACAGAGGCTAATGTTGCTGATGACGATGAGGTAAAGAATTCATACGTTGAACTGGCCAAGAAGCATGGAATCAGCCAGGAAGCATTCAACGATATGGCATCTCTTTACTTTGATGCAGTCGGAGCAGCTGAGGACTTTGCCAAGACCAGCATTGAAGAAGAAAAGAGCAAACTAGGTCGCAATGCAGATAGCATTATTAGCGAGACTAGTGCCTGGCTTAACAAGCTAAGCAGCTCTGGGGTTCTGAGCAATGATGAGATTGAGTCTGTGGCTAATGCATCAACTAATGCTACATTCATCAAAGCTCTAAACAAGATCCGACAGTCTTATAACGAGGCTCCAATACCAGCCAACGAAATCCAGGAAGGCAATCAACCTGATCGAGCAGAACTCGACTCAATGGTTGCTGATCCGCGCTATGGAAAAGATATGGCTTACACTAAAAAGGTTGAAGAGGCTTTCTACAAGGCTTATGGTGAAGCGTAGGGCGTAACAACCCTGCAAAATTAAACGGTTGAAAGTTGCATCTCGATAGTATCGACGATATATTCGAGGGTGACTGACAACCGTTTTTTTACGGCCAGTTCTCGCAATGTCGGCCCAGATGGATAACCGTAGCGATGTTAAACCTTATTTATTTTTTTGAAAGGAAAAACAAATGGCTGTTTCTATCAGCAATGCATTTGTAACCCTTTTTGACAGTGAGGTAAAGCAGGCTTACCAGGCACAACGTGCATTGGCAGGGTTGACACGCGAACGATCTGTCGAGGGTTCAACAGTAAAATTCCCTAAGATTGGCAAAGGTACTGCGACTGTTAGGGTTCCACAGACTGACGTAACACCTATGTCAGTTACATATAGCCAAGTTACAGCAACGATGGAAGACTATATCGCAGCAGAATACAGCGATATCTTCAACCAGGCTAAAGTCAACTTCCAGGACCGAGCTGAGTTAGTTCAGGTTGTTTCTGGGGCAATCGGTCGACGTATGGACCAGGTTGTTATTGACGCACTTGTTGCTGCTTCAGGCACAAACACAGTGACCAACGACATTGGTGGTACAGATACCAACCTTAACGTTGCTAAGCTGCGGGCTGCTAAGAAGGCAATGGACGCTAAAAACGTTCCAGCACAAAACCGAGTCATCATCGCTCACGCGAACAACATGGACTCTTTGTTAGCTGAAACTGCTGTTACAAGTTCAGACTTCAATACTGTAAAGGCTTTGGTCCAGGGTGAGATTGATACATTCCTAGGCTTCAAGTTCATCAATCTTGGTGATCGAGACGAAGGCGGCTTGGCAATTGATGGTTCTAGCGACCGAATCGTATACGCATTCCACAAAGATGCGGTTGGTTTGGGTATGGGCATGAATCAGCAAAGCCGAGTTGACTACATTCCAGAGAAGACTTCCTTCCTGGTTGCGTCTATGTTCTCCGCTGGTGCAGTAGCGATTGATGCTGAAGGCATTACTAAAATCACTTGTCGCGAAAGCTAATCTAAGAGGAGATTAAATTATGGCTTATAGTGCAGATGGATTTGGCCCTCTTGGGGGACAATCACTACGCGGATCGCGCCCAGCGCTGTATGTGTACACCACAACGGAGGCACAAACAGCAGTTCGCGTTTCTGGTTATTTCAATGATTTGTCAGACACATTAGAAGTCGGCGACATGATCATTGTTCATGGTGCAACTGGCGGTACTCGCACAGTTACCATGCACATTGTTGTGTCAAATGCTTCTGGCGTTGTTGATATCTCTGATGGCACTACCATCGGGGCAGTCACCGACACTGACTAACTTTTGACGAACCGGGGCAGCTGTAAAAGGTTGCCCCAACTTGAAGGAGAGGTATGGCATCTGGTGATACCAAATTGTCTATTTGTTCAGACGCTTTGATCATGCTGGGGGCTGCGCCTCTTTCTTCATTTTCTGAAGGGACAGACAGCGCTCAGATTACTGATCGTCTGTACGATGACATCAGAGACAGCACTCTAGGAATGTATCCCTGGAGTTTTTCTTTTAAGAAGATACAGCTCAATAGGACTAACAACACTCCTATTAACGAGTTCAAATACGAATATCAACTACCTGGCGACAGAATCAACAACGTCAGGTCGGTGTTCATTAGCGGCACATCTGGAGCAAGACCAGTCCAATATGGATGGGAGATCCAGGGCGATAAGCTGCTTAGTTCATACGAACAAATTTATATCGATTATCAATATCCCACCCCAGAAGGTGAGATGCCGACATATTTCGTTCAGCTGCTGAAGTACATGATGGCTTGGAATATAGCCGAGACAGTGACTGACCAAATAACAAAGGCTGATTACTTTAGAGGTTTAGCAACCGGGTCCCCCCAAGAAAACATGAGAGGTGGATTCTTCCGAGTTGCAACATCAATTGATGGTCAGAACAAACAGATCGAGGCCATTGAAGACTTTAGCTTGATAGCGGTTCGCGGATGAGTAGAATCGTATCAGTGCAGACTAATTTCGCTGTTGGCGAGATTGATCCGCTGCTTAGGGCTAGGATTGACTTAAAACAATATTATGGCGCCCTGGAGACGGCAACGAATGTGATCATTCAGCCTCAGGGTGGCGCTAGACGCCGAGAAGGTTTAAGGTATGTCACGACCCTAGACTCTGGCGCGGGGACTGCAGTAAGAATGATTCCATTTGAGTTTAATACGGATGATAGCTATATGTTCGCTATCACCCCTGGTAAGGCATATATCTTTCGTAATGGGTCATTAGTTACAAACATCAATGCGACTGGTGATGATTTCTTATCAGTTCCAGAGATCACATCATCGGTATTGCCTGAGATGCGATATGCTCAGTCGGCTGATACCATCATTTTTGTTCATGCCGATCTAGAGCCGCTGAAGTTAGTACGAGGTGCTGATCATGATGAGTGGACTAAATCGACCATAGCGTTTAGCAATGTCCCTAAGTATGCTTTCACGCTGGATACTCATGAGCCTAAGTACACAATAACGCCATCAGCTACTACTGGGAACATCACACTAACTGCATCTGCAGTCACGACTGATACAGGCACAGCTCAGGCAGGTGGCTCAAATACAATCACGTTGAAGTCTGCCAGTAGTTTCACAACAGATGATCAGCCTAATGGTATGTTCATTGAAATAACTGCTGGCACTGGATCAGGTCAGACCAGGCACGTTGAGGATTATGTTGGCTCAACCAAAGTATTGACTGTGTTCCCAGCCTGGGACACGCAGCCTGACAATACATCTCAATACGAAGTTAAAGCATTTAAGCCAGCTGCTGTTGATGAGTACATTAATGCATTGAATGGTTTTGGTCGTGCCAGGATCATCGAATATGTCAGCGATACAGTTGTAAAGGCATTCGTTGAGATTCCATTTTTCAATACTGATGCGATCACAACTGGCAACTTTGAGACTGAGCATGGATATGAATCAGCCTGGTCTACATCTCGTGGATATCCAAAGGCAGTGACATTCCATGAAGGTCGGCTGTGGTTAGCTGGATCTAAGTCTTTGCCATCAACAGTTTGGGCCTCTAGGGTTAATGACTTCTTCAACTATGATAAAGGCGAAGGCCTGGACGACGCAGCCCTGGAAGCCACAATATCGACATCGACACTAAACTCGATTACTGACATCTTCTCAGGTCGTGACCTACAAATATTTACAACTGGTGGTGAGTTCTATGTTCCCCAGGCGAATCTGGAACCAGTCACTCCAGCTAACTTTATTGTAAAGATTGCAACCAGAAATGGATCTAAGGCTGATGTGCCTGTAGTTGGTGTGGATAGTGGCACATTGTTTATTCAGCGCGAAGGTAAGGCGCTCAATGAGTTGGCATTTACGGATACCGAGCTGGCCTATAACACCAGCAATGTATCGATGTTATCTGGTCATTTATTCAAGACACCAACAGATATGGCGATACGACGAGCTACGTCAACTGACGAGAGCGATAGGCTCATGATCGTCAATGAGGATGATGGCTCACTGATTGTATTCTCACTGCTTAGATCCCAGGAAGTTACAGCTCCAGCTCAATTCACAACTGATGGAGAATTTCTGTCGATTGGTGTTGATGTAGCCACAATCTATGCAGTTGTAAAGCGCACGATAAATGGATCTGATCAATACTTTGTAGAGTATTTTGACAGTGATCTACACCTGGATAGTGCAGTCTACGGGACTGGCGTTGCAAGTTCTGCATCTGCAGCTCATTTGGAGGCCGAGACGTTAAAGGTCATTCTTGATGGAACGATCCAGGATGACAAGACTGTCAGCAGCGGGACAGTTACATTTGATCGTGATAGCGCCACCAGCTATGAAGTAGGCTTAAGTTATCCGGTCGTGATCAAGACCATGCCTGTTGAGCCTCAGATACAATCTGGCTCGCTTCGTGGATTTAAGAAAAGAATTATCGAAGTAAACGCCGAAGTGTTTGAAACTAAAGCTATGACAATTAATGGTCAGCAGGTGCAATTCAGGCAATTTGGTGAGGGTAATTTAGATACAGCTGTACAAGCATTTACAGGTATTAAAACAGTCGGTCCTCTATTGGGATTTAATAAAGAGGGTCAAATAACAATCACCCAAAGTGTGCCGTTGGATATGACGATTCTCGCTTTGGATTACAAAGTATCAGTGGGTCAATAATATGGAATTTGTAGCAATCAGTGCGGCAGTTATCGGTGGCATACAGTCTATCCAGATGGGTAAGGCTCAGCAGCAAATGTACAACGTACAGGCTCAGCAGGCTGCAATGCAAGCTAGAAGCCAGGCATTATCGCAACGAGCTGATACTTTGGAATACAAGCGCCAAGGAGTTGCTGTGCTAGAAAACCTAGCAAGAAATTTAGCAACAATGAATGCCAGGGCTGCAACTGGTTCAATCGATCCATTCTCAGGATCCGTTGCAAATTTAGCTATGGCTAACCTGGAGAAAGGTGTTACTGATTTTTACACCAGTAGAGAGAATGTTGAGTTAAGTGCAGCTCAATCTAAATTAATTGAGGCTAGTGGTGATTTCCAAGCTGCTCAATATACGGCTGCTGGAAGTTTTGCTAAACGCCAGGGCTACATGAATGCCTTAGCTTCTTTTGGCCAGGCTGCTTATATGGGTAGTCAAATGGGTAGCTTCGGAGGTGGCGGCAGAATTGGCGGCCCAGCCCCTATTGAATCAAGACCAGTTGGATAAAGGTTTCTTAAATGAGTGAAATATTTGAACGACTGTTATATCAACCTGTAAGGACAGCTAGAGTTGGCGGTGTTCCATCGATAGATTTTGCAGCCAATAAGGAAGCAATCAGAAGTCAGTCAGCAACTGCTGATGCAATGAGCAGGATCGCCAGTTTCGCCTTTGAGTCTGCTAAGCGAAGCCAACAAATATCAGGTGCTGAACGAGGCGTTGCAGATGCCCAGGGAACTTTGGAATCATTATCAGGCAGAGATCGGACATCTTTTAGTTTTGAGGAACAGGCAGCATTTGAAGCGGCTAGTAAGACACTTAGCGTTGAACTTGGCATCAAAGCCAAAAGAGCTATGGGTGAGGTCATCCTAAAAGCTACCAATGAAAACTACAATCCAGAAGAGTTAGCCACATCATTGGATGCAGTTGTCGAAGGATTCGCTCAATCTGTTGATCTTTTAGATCCCATATCTGGCCAAGAATTTAGACTTGGATTAGAAGATTCCAGGAATGCTCAATACTTAAATTACTCTGAAAAGTATTTAACAAACGAACGCCAAGAAACTAGAGCCAGAACAATCCTAAATGCCGATACCTTATTACGAGATATCGAGATGATGGCAGAGCAAGGAACTGTCAATTGGGATGAGAAGATGGATCAGGCCATTACTCAATATATGGATTACCTCAGCACTGGATTGTTATCTCCATCTGAGGTTGCCATAAAGGGAGTTCAGGCTAGGAAGTTGGCTCATGTTGCTAGGATCAATGGAGAGTTTGGTCGGCTCAAGACAATATCGGAAAAAAGGGAATATCTCGATTCACTACAGAATGACATCATTACTGTTGATGGGAAAAAAGACTCTGAAAAAGTATCTGAGAAAGGTATTGCTAGGGGGCTATATAACTCTGAGGCTAAAACAGTATTAACAAGCTTGGCTCAAGAATTCAATTTCCAGCTGACGGGACTAACCGACAAAGCCAAATCTGTTGCTACTGATATGAAGAGTAACGTCACTAGTATTGTGAATAGCGGCGGTGTTGTGTCTCAAGATAAACTGACTGATATAGAAACCAAGATTCAAGAGTTAGAAGAACAGGGTGCCCCTCTTGAGGTGATCAATGAATTAAAAGTAAATTTGCAGTCATCTAAAGAAGATCTGGATTACGTTAAATCACTGAAGAAATTAAACATTAGTGAGTTGAAAAAAGAAATTGATCAACTTGATCAGGAATGGCAGCGTGATGCAAATCCAGTTATTGCGTTTAAATTAAAGCGAACAAGGGCTGAATTTGAAATTAAGAGGCAGGAACTGTTAGCGCAGCAGGCTGAGATCAAGCCTGAGTTGGATCGTCTAGAAGAAATGTTGGCGGCTACTGAAGAATTAGCTGATGCAGGTGAGCCAATTCACTATTGGATATACGAAGATATAGATAGTGTAATTAGAAGGATTGAAGATAAGGAAGGTTATATTGCTGGCACATTAGATTCTGTAAAAGAACAATATGCGGAATTAAAAAGTTTTTCTAACTTCGTAATGGATATTAAAGACGACTCAGCATCTGAGTTAGAGGACAAACTGATTGCAGTACAAAGCTCTCTAGAAGAGGCTAATCAAGATCCCCAAGTGTCTCCATTTAATGTTTGGAAAGCTAATTTTATTTTAAAGCGGCAAACTGCTCTTAACGCAAGGCTTAACGCTGTAAAAAGTGGCGTCAAAAAAGATCCGATGTTATGGGCTAATGATTCTGGTCTTGTGAATTTAGAAACCAATCTTGTTGAAAGAATATTTCAGCCTCTAAAGTCACCAGAAGACAGAAACGCATTAAAGGCCGCAATCGACAAAAGAATAGAGCAGGCAAATCGTGTTCGTGATCATCATGAAATACCAACTGCTCAAATTTTCACTGAAGTAGAGGCTGCAAGCATTGCTGATATGTTGAATTCCCCAGATATTCCTATTGAGACTAAGGGCGCAATGCTAAATGCACTTGGCACTTCATTCGGGAAACACACTAGAAATGTTATAAGGCAAGTGGCGTCAAAAGAGACTGCTACTCAATATATGCACATTGCCGGGATCTTAGCCAATGGAGCAGATCCACTTGTTGTTCAACAAGCTCTTATTGGAGAGATTAAATACAAAGCAGGCGAAATGCCAACTAGTGACGCGCAGTTATTTATAGATAAAGCAAACAGGACTTTTGGAAGCCTTGGCATTCAGCCAGGAACAGTAAATACAATGGTCAATATTAAAAATGTTGCCAATTATATTTATTTAGGGTCAGGTAATACTGAATATAACGACGAAGCGTATGAAGAGGCCCTTCAAAAGGCTGCTGGACGAATTGGAGTAGGTGACAACGCCACTGGTGGAATTGTTGAATATAACGGTAAACCTGTAATTATTCCTAACAATATATCTCACGAAAATGGTTTAGAAAATATATTTGATAACTTGGAATCTATAGATGATTTAATAAAGTATGCGGTGAAGATAGATCGAGACGGTCAAATTTCTAAAAATTATGATGCGCCACAAGGAATAGTTGACGGGGAGCCGTTGACATTAAAGCAGGTAAAAGATGCACAATTAATCACTGTTGGTGATGGTTTATACAGGTTGATGGATTCTGAGGGACGAACCTTTTTTGGTGACGATTTACTTCCTTATGTCATTGACTTAAAAACCCTTGGCCCAGGGGCAAAAGTTCCAGACGATCTACAGACGTAATCCTATGACGATATTTTTCGACACATATTACAACTCTGGCATAGGCGAAACCCCAGTCCCTTATGGGGGGGAAGATATAGGTTTTATGCAGGCTCTTAGGGATTCGTATGAAGCCCAGAGAATGAGTTCTAATGTCGATACGATGTTGCGTCTGATGACAGATGAGCTAGATCCGTTGATTGGACAGATAAATCAAAATTGGGTCGATGGCAAAGTCGAATTGCCTAACGGTGAATCATTGGAAAACCCAGGTCATTATTTTTCAAATAGTCCGTTTGATGAGGATATTTATGAATCCAAGCGTACTAGCCTACTGGGGAAAATGTTTTCTCATTTGAAAGAATATCCAGAACTTTATCCAGATTATGCTGGGTACACTGAGCAGACTCTGACTGAAAATATTAAGAATAGAGCTTTAGAGTTTTTTCAGAAAAGCGAAGAAATTTCAGAAAGGACTTCAGGAACTGGCGCTATAGGACAGTTTTTAGGACAAGCTGGAGCTATGGCAACAGACAAGGGCATTGCTGATGTCGTGATGTCTCTGTCTTGGGCGCAAATGTTTTCTGGCATGGGGAAGCAAACACTAGGTCAGTTAGTTTTAAAAGAAGGAATACTTGGGGCCGGGACCGAAGCATATCTTCAACTTGACATACAGGAATGGTACAAATCTTTGGGGCTTCCATACACCTATGAGGATTTCCTGATTAATGTTGGTATCGGTGGTCTAGTCGGTGGCTCATTGCCAATAGCTGCAAAAGGGATTGGTGGTGCAGTCACTTTAACTAGAGATCAGATTAGGCGAGGGCTTGAGGCTTTTAGGGGTAAGGGAATACCTCAGGCTGATGCTGATTTGTCGATTAGACAACTAGAAGACTTTGATCAGTTATTAAGTCCTGAGGCCCCTGGAGGTCCGCTATTATTACCTGGGCAAACGCGAGAGGGCAGAACTATTGACCTTGAGGCAGGTGACTGGCAGAGAGTAGACCTTGGAACGGATCAGTGGAAAAGTCTATCTACAGCAGAATTAAGAGCTAATCCAGCTGTTGCAAATGTAGAATCCAGGATGAATTCCGTACCAATGACTGTTGATCAACCTGGGTACGGCACAGTAAAATATGATCTTGAAAGGCCGTTCGTTAATCCTAAGGATGGCAGCTCAGTTATCGGGACTGAGTCCGCAGTCAATCTTTTATATAGCATATCAAGAACATTAGCCTGGGGCGTTGATCTCCCAGTCAATCCAAATAGATACGAAAAAAGAGCATTTATTGTTCTAGGACCCCCGGCCTCTGGGAAGTCTGCTATATCTGAACCTATAGCTAGGAAGTATGGCGCAGCTATCATTGATTCTGATGAGGCTAAAAAGATGATGCCAGAGTTTGATGGCGGGATCGGCGCTAATGCTGTGCATGAAGAAAGCAAATTTTTATCTGACATTGTTGAGGCCAAAGCTATTGACGATGGAATTAATGTCGTGATTCCTAGAGTTGGCGGCAAAGCAGAGAGTATAGAAAAACTAATTAACAAATATAAACAGAACGGGTATGAGATCGATCTGATTGGCATGGACGTTAGTGCCTTAAATGCCAGAAACAGAGCTATGGAAAGGCTTATTAGAACTGGTCGATATGTCCCATTAGATTATCTTGAAAGTATTGGCGAAAAGCCGATGCAGGTATATGACGCATTAAAACAAAAGGGAGTTGCTGATGGCTACACCAAAATTGACAACAATGTCGGACTCAACGAACCAAAGCCAGTCATTGAAGACACAAGAAACATCTTCGAAGACGTTGAGCTTCGATTACGAGGCAGCGGACGAGAGGGTAGAACAGTACATCCAAACGCCAGAAGGACAAGCGAGGATGCAGCGCCTCCTAGCAACTATGAAATCATCCAAGATCGAATAAATAAAACGGCCAAAGCGAAAGCCAATCTAGAAAAAGGCAATTTGCCTGATGATGATCTTGCGACTACGCAGCGTAGGCCAGCTCCACCAGAAACAAAGATTGAAGAACCTGATGTAAATAATTTTGTAGAGCAAGTCTCCAGGGATACTGATTTTGACAATATGGCAGATGACGAACTTTTAAGCATCGATTTAGTTGTTGAAGATCAGGTTGTGACGCAGTCAGTTAGCGGGGCAGATATCAAAAAAGACCTAGCCCAGGACCAACAGATGTTAGATAGATTACGAGGTTGTATCGTATGAGCCTTCTCGATTGTATTAATAACGCAGAGAAAGAAGGGCCAGATAATGGTGGTCTTACTAAAGAGCAGGCTGCCAGGGCAAGGGAGTTATTCAAAGAGTTTAAAGAAAATAACGCCAAGGACATGAGGATGGGGCCAGACGAGGCTGATGCTAAGGCTGGTAAAGATACGTTCGACGTTCTTGAGCATGAGGCCAAACAAAAGAAACGCAGAATTGTGCTCCAAAGGGCTGCTCAACGTAGAGTCTTGAATAACATCAATAACTACAAAGGTAAAAATAAAGGCGAGGCAATGGTGGCTCACCTAGAGCGTGATGGCAAAGGAAACACACCTTTCTCCAATGTGGCTGGTAGAGCTGCTGCGCTTAGAGGTATGGCCCACGCAATGATGAGCGATGTTATTGAACAGTTGCGTAAATCAAAAGTATTAGGACGAACAACCAAAGAGGCCAGGGCTAAGTCTGATGCAATGGTCAGAGAGATATTTGGTGAAAATACTGGAGATGCAGCTGCGAAAGATTTAGCTAAAGCCTGGAAGAAAGCAGCTGAGTTTTTGAGGCTCAAGTTTAACCAGGCTGGCGGTGACATTCCTAAAAGAGAAGACTGGGGAATGCCTCAGGTTCACGACAATGATGCTATCAGGAAGGCAGGGAAAGATACCTGGAAAGAGTTCATTCTCCCGCTGCTAGATAAAGACAAGATGGTTAGCTTCAAGACTGGCAAGGCAATGTCAGATGCCGAGTTTGATGAGGTGATGTCAGAGATTTGGGAGACTATTGCTACTGATGGATTCTCTAAGATTAAACTGAATTCTGTAGCAGGCCAGGGCAAATCACTAGCCAGAAGACGCCAAGACCATCGGTTCCTGGTGTTTAAGGATGCTGACTCATTCATGAAGTACAACGAGCAGTTTGGTGGCGGTGACGTATTTTCGGTCATGATGAATCACATCGAGGGTATGTCTAAGGATGTTGCGATGCTGCAGATCCTGGGTCCTAATCCTAATTCAACAGTTAGTTTTATGAAGACCCAAGTCACAAAGATGGCTAAAGAGATCGACGCCAAAAAAGGTAACAGTAGGGCTTCTTCTAAATTGACTAAAAGGTTTGATGAATTCGATCATATGTTTGATTACTTAACAGGAAAGTCTCATATTCCTGCTAACGAATTCATGGCTAGATCATTTGCAGGTTTGGGTAACTTTTTGACAGCTGCCTACCTTGGGTCTACATCTATCCTTGCAATTGCAACAGATCCAAACTTTAGTAGGATTGCCAAGCGCTTGGCTGGTATCCCAGTGTTTAGATCATCTTTAGCAAAATCCCTAGGGATGATGACAGCTGGGAAAATGACCAAGAAGCAGGCTATCAGGCTAGGACTTATTGCAGAGAATTGGTCTTCTGTGGCGTATGGCCAGGCTCGATACGCTGGTGAAATATTGGGGGGAAGGGTATCTGAGGCAATATCTAATGTTGCTATGAATGTATCTTTACTCTCTCCATTTACCCAGGCTGGACGATGGGCATTCGGCATGGAGTTCATGGGATTCATTGCGGATAATGCCAAATTACCTTATGCCAAACTCAATCAGCAATTCAGAGACACATTGCAACAATTTGGCATCACTGAGGCTGAGTGGGGGCAAATGAAGACCTTCAAGCAGTATGAGCATAAAGGTGCTAATTTTCTGCGCCCTGATGAGATTATGGAGACCAACCAAGAATTGGCATTCAAGATGCTGGAGATGGTGCAATATATGACCAACCTGGCTGTGCCAGTATCGTCTGTCAAAGGTAGAACTTTCTTGGTTGGAGGGTCTAGAGCTGGAACCATACCTGGCGATCTTCTTAGATCATTCGCTATGTTTAAAAGTTTTCCAGTCACATTCTTCCAAAACAATGTTATGGCTGTTTTATTTCAAAAAGGTAAAGCCAGGAAAGCCAGCATTGCTGCTGATCTATTAATAACTTCTACTCTTTTGGCTGGACTATCTATTCAAATTAGGGAAATGACCAAGGGTCGAGATCCTAGAGACATGACAGATGAAAGATTCTGGGGTCAGTCTTTATTGACTGGCGGTGGATTAGGAGTTTTTGGTGACTTCTTATTTGCTAATACTAATAGATTCGGTGGCGGCCTGACAGAAACAGTTGCTGGCCCTAGAGTTGGATTCTTAAATGATTTAAGAGATTTAACTGTTGGGAATATTCAACAGTTGGCTGCGGGTGAGGAGACTAAATTTGGCCCTGAGTTGGTTGATTTTGGTGGAAGGAATCTCCCAGGGGCTTCTACCTGGTATTTGCGCCTAGCTATGGAAAGACTAGTTTTGGATCAATTGCAGTTGGTAATGAATCCAGATGCGCGCAAGAAGTTTAGAAGAATGGAAAAAACAAGAAGGCGTGAATATGGTCAGGAATATTTCTGGCGTCCTGGAGAGACTGCGCCTAGTAGATTACCTGACGTCCAGGCCGTAACAGGTGATTAGTGAATCATGGAGTTTTAGTGGATTTCATGTTAAAAAAGCGAAATGGAGCTTATGAGAGAAAATGGCAGACTATAGCATAAACGCGGTAAAAAGAAGACTTGTGGCTACAGGCAGTGTTGGCCTGGGTCCTTACAGTTTTACGTTTGAGATTCTTACCGAGACGGATATCGCGGTATATCTCAATTCGACTCTATTGACGTTGACGACAGATTATACCGTTACCATTAATGCTAATGGAACTGGGTCTGTCACTCTAGTCCTGGGCGGTGCAATTTCTGACACGCCTACATCCACCGACGAGATCACAATTATCGGTGCTAGGGACATTGAGAGAACGACAGACTTCGTGACAGCTGGAGACCTTACAGCCTCATCTCTTAATGAGCAGCTGGACAGTCTGACTATCTTCGACCAGCAAATATCTGAGCGAGTAGACCGAGCCATTATCGGAAACATCTCCGACCCTACTAATCTAAACATGAGTCTGCCTTCTGTAAGTTCTAGGGCAAACAAGACCCTGGGCTTTGACAGTGATGGCGCACCATCTGTTGGAGAAGAGATTGGTGATTACAAGGGTGACTGGGCGGCTAGTACGACTTACGCAATTCGAGACCTGGTAAAAGACACGAGCACAAACAACATTTTCCGGGCAAACACAGCTCACACATCATCTGGATCACAGCCGCTGACAACTAACACAGACAGCGCAAAGTGGGACTTGATCGTTGATGCTGAGTCTGCGGCAACATCTGCTACAGCTGCTGCTGCATCTGCAACTGCCGCTGCAACGAGTGCGGCAACAGCGACAACTCAAGCAACGACAGCAACGAGCCAGGCTACAACCGCAACGACTCAGGCAACAAATGCAGCCAACAGTGCTACGGCGGCGGCTGCAAGTGCTGCGGCTGCAGCGGCTAGTGCTGATAACTTTGATGATACATACCTGGGCGCCCAGGCGTCAGACCCAACAGTTGATAATGATGGTGACGCGCTGACAGCTGGTGACTTGTACTTCAACACCACCAGTAATGAGATGAAGGTCTACAACGGATCAGCCTGGCAAGTAACGGCTGTATCAACAGATGGCCTTTTAGCCGCGTCTAGTAACTTATCTGATCTAGCCGATGCAGCAACTGCCAGGACAAACCTTGGAGTTGAGATCGGAACTGATGTCCAGGCTTATGATGCGACAATTGTCGTTGATGCGGATATCGGGGTTACTGTCCAGGGATATGATGCTGATACGCTAAAGGCAGATACAGCTGATACGCTGACGGCTCCGTTTCGCGGGACTGTCACGACAGACAATGATCTTTCTTTTGACCTGAACTCGACCAACAACTTCAAGTGTACGCCTACAGGTACAGGCGCATTGACGTTCACGAATCACACTGATGGACAAAGCGGGTTTGTGTGGCTTGATAACTCAGGCGGTCATGCAATCACTGCGGCTGCAACGACGAAGATTAACGCAACGGATCTAACTGCCATCTCTACAGCTGGTGTTTACGTCTTGAGCTATTTCGATAATGGAACTAATGCTTACGTCATGGTAAGTCGGAGTTTTGCATGAGTCTTTTACCTGTTGGTATCGGGAATGCTGGTGGCGAGTACACAATAGACAACAGTCTACGGTTTCGTAGCTCTGCTTCTGCTTATTTAAATAGGACATTTAGCACGCCCACAGACAACAAAAAATGGACATGGAGTAGTTGGGTTAAGCGTGGAATTTTATCTACAGCATCTTATTCAATTTTTGGGCAATACACTAATAGTACAAACCGTTCAGATTTGTATTTCGATGCAAATAACAAATTAAATTTTTATAATTACGTTAGTGGATCTGTTAGCCCCAGTCCTCAATTAATAACTAGTCAAGCATTTCGTGATCCTTCGGCTTGGTATCACATTGTATTAGTTTGGGATTCAAATAACGCAACTGCTGCGGACAGGCAAATAATATATGTAAATGGAACAAGAATAACCTCCTATCAGTCAAGTGCAACTGTGGCGTTGGGTCAATCATCTCAAATAAATAGTGCAACTGGACACACCATAGGTGAATTTGAAAATGTGAATGTTAACTTTGACGGCTACCTAACCGAAATCAACTTCATTGACGGTCAAGCATTAACAGCAGATGACTTTGGTGAGTTTGATGGCACTACTGGAGTCTGGAAACCCAAAGAGTATCAAGGCACATACGGTACTAACGGATTCTATCTACCCACCACAGCAACGACTCAGGCTGATGGATTTAATACAGTTCTTTGGTCAGGTGATGGTGGGACATCTCAAATTAGTAACGTAGGTTTTAATCCTGATTTTGTTTGGATTAAAGCAAGAAACTCAGCACAACCTCATGTTTTGTATGACACAGTTAGAGGGGCGGGGGGTTCTTCAGAATTAGTTAGCAATTCAACTGCTGCTGAAGGCTCAACTTCAGGCGGTTTTTACGGGCATGTTTCTTCTTTTGATACTAACGGCTTTACCGTTGCATCGGGTAGTTCAAACGCTGCGTACACAAACTATTCAGGGTTTAATTACGTTGCATGGTGCTGGGATGCTGGTTCTGGTAGTCCTGCAAGTAATACAGATGGTGATATACCTTCAACGGTCAAAGCAAACGATGCTACTGGTTTTAGTATTGTAAGTTATACAGGAACGGGTACTGCTGGCGATACTGTAGGCCATGGGTTAACCTCTGCGCCTGAAATGGTAATTGTTAAACGCAGGGATAGCACGGGGGATTGGTTGGTTTGGAATGAAACAATTGCATCTTCTAATAGTTCCAATGTTTTATTTTTAAACGATACGGCTGGAGCAACAGCTAATAGCAGTAACTTTAATTCAACTGCCCCAACTTCTAGCGTTTTTACTGTTGGCAGTAATGCAGCAACTAATTCTAGTGGTGGCACTCACATTGCCTACTGTTTTCACTCAGTCGCTGGTTACAGTGATTTTGATACTTACACAGGCACAGGTTCTTCAGGCAATACAGTAACAACTGGATTTAGACCAGCATTTTTAATGATTAAAGCGACAGACGCTTCAGCTACTGGTTGGATCATGGTGGATAACACTAGAGATCCAGACAATCTAGCCTCAGAATATATTTATGCAGATTCCTCTGCGGCAGAAGCTACTTATACCAATATATTGGAATTTACTGATACTGGATTTGAGTTAATAATTGGTGCTGGATCAGCTGTAAATAGTAGCGGTGTTAATTACATCTACATGGCCTTTGCAGACACCAGAGATGCACAGTTTAACTTTGATGCGTCTGGTAACAAGAACAACTGGACTCCAAACAACATAAACAGTAACGCATCGAGTGAGTCTAGCTACGACATCATGACCGATGTGCCTACGTTGACTGATGAGAATACGGCTAACTACTGTACTTGGAATCCTTTGGCACTTGGTACAAACTTTACAACCGCAAATGGAAATTTAGACGCTTCGTGTTCAACTTCTTCTAACACGATGCTTAAGTCTACTTTTGGACTTTCATCTGGGAAATGGTATTGGGAATCTACTTTATCTTCAGGAACTTCCTCATGGTCTGGGTCAATCCTAAAGGATAATGCTGGTTTAGGTTACTCTGTGTTGTCCTCTGGGGATGCGTATTCGTATTCAAATAACGGCAACAAATATAACGGACAAACCGCTTCTTCGTATGGCGATACATATACTACGGGAGACTTAGTTGGTGTTGCCTTAGATATGGATAACGGCAAAATATGGTTTGCTAAAAATGGAGTTTGGCAAGCTAGTGGTGATCCAGAAGCTGGAACTAATGAAGCATTTAGTGGCATAAGCGGAACATATCTCCCAGCGGCATTGTTAAATACTTCAACAGGCATAGCTAACTTCGGCCAACGACCCTTTGCTTACACACCACCAACAGGGTTCTTGCCACTCAACACATACAACTTGCCTGACTCAACCATTGTGGATGGTTTAGATCACTTTGAAGCAACAACATATAGTGGAATCTCTGCAAGACGAGACGTTTCTTTACAGAAATTTAACCCAAGTTTTATTTGGACGAAAGCTAGAAACACCACATATAACCACTTTTTGTATAACGAGGTTGTAGGAACTAGCACTCATCTAAGTTCAAACTTAACATCAGCTAGCCAAGGTAATAACGGTTTAGTTGCTTTTTCACCCCAAACAGCAGATTTTGGTTATGACCTTACAAGCGGTCAAATTAATGAAACTGGAAAGACGTATGTTTCTTGGAACTGGAAAGCCAATGGTTCTGGAGTTAGTAACTCAGAAGGAGATATTACCGTAACGGTATCAGCTGATACGACTTCTGGATTTAGTATTGTAAAAGGAACGTATACCGGCGTAGCTTCTTCTCAGACCTTTGGACATGGGTTAGGTGCAACTCCAGCCATGATAATAACTAAAGACATAAGTGGCGCTGCCAATTTTGGAATTTGGCACGAAACCTATGGTGCTACAAGCGGCAATACTCAAATAATGATATTCACTACAAATGCTACGCTCTCCGCTGGAAATTATATGGGAACGGTAAGCTCTACTTTATCTTCAGTTTCCAGTGGTCTTATTGTAAACGGTAATGACTTTGTCCAGTGGATTTGGACTGAAATAGAAGGTTTCTCATCATTTGGTAGCTACACAGGTAATGGCTCTACTGATGGCCCATTTATCTACACAGGCTTTAGACCTGCTTGGGTACTCACTAAATCTTCTAGTTTAGGAGGTTCTGGGTATGACTGGTGGATTCACGATACAGCACGAAATACTTATAACGTTACTAGGTCACTGCTGTTCCCCAATGTAAATGCTGCTGAAAGCACAGACAACTGGGTAGATATTACATCGAACGGCTTTAAGATACGCAATACTTATGGAGCAGATAACGCATCTGGCCAAACTTACATTTACGCAGCATTTGCTGAAAACCCCTTTAAAAACTCACTAGCGAGATAATGTCTAAACACATTGATCATAGCGGGATAAAGGTAAACAAACTCACCTTCTTGCATCCTGTAGAAGAGAGAGACCATAGTGGTGGTTATAAGTACATGGTCGAATGTGAGTGCGGCACCAGGAAGGTGGTCAGGCCAGATAGAGTTTTTGTAGGTGAAACTAAATCTTGCGGCTGCCTGCGTAAAACATCAGGCCCAGATAATGTTAAGTATGTCCATGGTGGTGATAGCGATGCAGTCTACAAAGTCGCAATCATGAAGCGATACGGATTATCCCCTGATGAATATGATGCAATGGTTGAAGAACATAACAATTGCTGTGCAATCTGCGAGTCTCCAGCTCCGAAGAAGTCTCGAAAGAAGCGATTGAATATAGATCACGATCATAAGTCTGGGAAGGTTCGCGGCTTGTTGTGTGATAAGTGCAACCAGGCACTGGGATTATTCAAAGATGATTTAAAATTAATCAAGAAGGCAACATCTTATTTAGCGAGGTAAGAATGTATTATCTAAACGGAAAGCCACTGAGGATCGGCAAGTCTTTCACATACCAGGACATCACATATCCAGGGAACTGGCTGCAGCAATCAACTGCAGATGCCAGGGCAGAGATCAACATCACCTGGGTCGATGATCCAGTCAGAGCTGATGATCGATTCTACTGGAACGGTGATGTCAATATGCCCAAAGAGTTAGAGGATCGGGCTGAGGTTGATGAGAATGGTGATCCGATCTATGTCCAAGTTCTAGACAACTCTGATCCATCCAATCCTGTAATGGTTGATACAACTGAGCAGCTAGTGACACCTGGATTAAAGTCTAACTGGAAGGATCAGGTTAAGCATACGGCTGGAACGATGCTGGCCCAGACAGATTGGATGGTGACTCGAAAGTATGAGCGCAGTGTTGATATCCCAGCTGACGTGGTAACTAAGCGAGCTGCGATCATTACAGAATGTGAACGTCTTGAGACTGCTATTGCAGCTGCAGCTGATATCGATGCATTTATCGCAGTAGTCCAGGATCAGCGGTGGCCAGAGTGAAAGACTTTGACCTATCCAAGGCACTTGCAAGTCTAGTCCCTGTACTGCTTGCGGCCATGTGGTGGGTGATATCATCAATTGGTGCGATACAATCTGACATTCAATTGATTAGGGCGAATCAGATGCAACTTATTAGCCCTTCTGGAGAGATCATTCCAAGCCCAGGGAATGCATTCGCCAGGCAAGAATTGAAGGAGGAAATCATTGAGCGCCTATCTGATATTCACGTTAGGCTTAGACTTTTAGAAGAAAGTGAAGCGCATAAGGAATAGGAGATCATAATGATTTTAAGATTCATAAACAAACTAATCGAGGCTTTAACGGCCCTACTTCTCTGGGTGATCGATATGATCATGGCCGGGTTGTATTGGTTATACAAACTCGTTAAGAAAATTTTCTCATGGATTATGTCTAGGTTCTGAAGCAATGAGTAGAGAGTCAATAACAGATGTAAAGTCTCAACTGGATACGCATGAGGCTGTATGTGCAGAAAGATGGCGCGAGACAATCAATAGGATTAAGCGCATCGAGGCTGTAATGATGGGATCAGCCGGGACGATTATTGTTTTGTTATTGACTATGATATTGA